AAAATCAACACTGGAGTATTTTTGAACACGCATTTCTAACAGTAGAAATCAATACTTCACTTGCGATTGCAACACAAATTCTTCGTCATCGTAGTTTCACCTTTCAGCAGTTCTCACAGAGATATGCTGACAGCACAGAATTACAAGTAAAACTTCCAGTTCCAGAATTGCGAAGGCAGGATACCAAAAATCGTCAGAACTCAACCGATGATTTACCTGCAGATTTGAGTATTTATTTTCAGACTCGAATTGAAAAACATTTCAGAGACTCAATTTTACTCTATCAAGGAATGCTAGATGCCGGTGTCGCAAAGGAATGTGCCCGTTTCGTGCTCCCACAGGCAACTCAGACACGTCTTTATATGAGTGGGAGTATAAGGTCTTGGATACATTACATCGACCTTCGTAGTGCTCACGGAACCCAGGCAGAGCACAAGGAAATCGCAGAGGCAATTCGTTGTATCTTTACCTGCCAATTTCCGACAATCTCTTCTGCTCTCAACTGGACTCGTGAGAATTGTAACCCTTGCGAGTATCAGAGCGCAATCACACTAGAATAAATACCTCTGTATATTATTTGTAACAAATGGCAACTTATCCAATTGTAAATAAAGAAACGGGTGAAAAAAAGGTGATTGAAATGAGTGTTCATGATATCACTGAATGGTATGAAAATCATCCAGAGTGGCAAAGAGATTGGTCAGAAGGGTGTGCTTCTGGTGTAGAACTTGGTGAATGGATGGATACACTTGTGAAGAAAAAACCTGGATGGAATGAAGTTTTAGATCGTGCATCAAAGGCTCCTAAATCATTGGTCAAAAAAATTTGATATTTTATGCAAGAACTTTATAATGTTACCTATTCTGATATTATTGATTTAATTTTAGAGCAAAATATAGTATCAATATTTCAGGGCAAATCTGAAGGAGGTCCAAGAGCACTTGGAAATCGGTCAATTTTATTTGACCCAAGAAATCCATATGCTAAAGATATTGTTAATGAAGTAAAGAAGAGGGAATGGTATAGACCTTTTGCGGGAACTATATTATTAGAATGTGCTAATGATTGGTTTGATATGAGGGGATTGAAAGAATCTCCTTTTATGATGTATGCTATGAATGCCTGGGAAGATAAGGAAAAATATATTCCTGGAATTATTCATGTTGATGGCACATGTAGAATACAAACGGTTACTGAAGAGCAAAATTGTCATTATTATAATTTGATAAAATGCTTCTTTGAAAAAACTGAGGTTCCTATTTTATTCAACACTTCTTTTAATTTGGGTGGAAAGGTACTAGTTCAAACAATATACGATGCATATGCAACTTTACAACAATCTATGATAGAATATATGTATGTTCCAGAAGAGAATAAATTGGTCATTGTAAAAAATTGATATGTATATTTTAGGAATTAATATTTCTCATCACGCATCTATTTGTCTTTTAAAAGATGGGGATCTTATCTTTTATTTGGAAGATGATAGATTGAGCGGATTAAAGGAAAGTGAATTTACTACAAAAAGTTTAATCTCTTCTCTTGCAAACGTAATTTTATATACTAAACATGTAAATCATGTTATTTTTTCCACATTTGGAAAAAATATGAATTGCCGTAATCCCGATGATGTAATGATAGAATATATCAAATCCAAATTGAGTGAGTTTGGAATTACTTATGATCAACTTCATTTTAATCTGGAACATCATTTATATCACGCAGCAAATGCATTTTATTCCTCAGAATTTGAAGAATCTGCAGCATTGATTATGGATGGTGGTGGAGTTCAATATAATGAATATATTGATCTTAGGGAAGTTGAAAGTATGTATTATTTTTCCAATAATAAATGCAATCTTATTAAAAAGCATTATAGTAAAAATAACATTCATTTTAATGGAATTGCAGAAAAACATAAAGATAATATTATATTTTCACCTTCATTAAGTTGTGGATGGATTTTTAATACTATTTCTATAAGTACTGCAGCTGGGCCAGGTAAAGTGATGGGAATGGCATCATATGGAGATTCTAGTCGGGTTGATAATGGTGGTTGGTTTAACCATGACAAAGAATGTGATATTTGGGTTACTGATAATGAAAAAATATTAGAATGTTATTTGAAACACTCTAATATTGGGCACTTTAATCCACACACAAATGATTATAAATGCAAATTTGATTATCAAACTGCAGCAGATATTGCAAAAAAAGTTCAGGAAGAAACCAAAAAACATACTATCAATTTAATAGATCAAATTTTAAATTTATGCAATACTAAAAATGTTGTTTTATCTGGAGGTTACTTTCTTAACTGTGTAAATAATTATCAGTATTTGGAAGAATTTCCAGATATTAATTTCTATATTGATCCAATTGCACATGATGGAGGAACCGCAATCGGCGCCGCAAGATATTTGTGGCACTGTGTTTTAGGTAATAGTCAAAGGTATCCACTCAAAACTTTATACCTTGGTGGGTAATAAATATTCACATCTTATATAATCTTATGGCAAGAAAAAGAAGAAATCCAGATCAACCCATCGGGGCTGGTCTCACTTCCAAGCAAGTAAAAAGAAAAAAACCAATCAATTCAGAATTACTTTTAAATATTGAACCACTTACAGAAAATCAAAGAAATTTATTTGCTTTGTATGATGAAGGAAAACATTTGGTTGCTCATGGTGTTGCTGGTTCAGGAAAAACTTTTCTATGTCTCTTCAAGGCACTTCAAGATGTTCTAAATGAATATACACCATATGAAAAAATTTATATCGTAAGATCTCTTGTACCTACTCGTGAAATTGGATTTCTTCCTGGAAGTCATGAAGATAAATCATCACTATATCAAATACCATACAAAAATATGGTAAAGTATATGTTTCAGATGCCATCTGATGCTGATTTTGAAATGCTCTATGGTAATTTAAAATCTCAAGAAACAATTAGTTTTTGGAGCACTTCATTTATCCGTGGAACAACTCTGGATAATTGTATTATTATAGTTGATGAATTGGAAAACTTGAATTTTCACGAACTTGATAGTATAATTACTCGTGTTGGTGAGAATACTAAAATTCTCTTCTGTGGTGATGCATCTCAAAGTGATTTGGTGAGATTAAATGAAAAAAATGGTGTGATTGATTTTATGAAAATTATTCGTTCGATGCCATCATTTGGAATTGTTGAGTTTGGTGTTGATGATGTTATAAGATCCGGATTAATTAAAGAATATCTTATTGCAAAAATGGAACTTGGTTTATGACATTTATTCATCATAATTTTTTAGGTGATCTTGAACTAGAAAAGAAAGAAACAAATGGTATTCGTCTGTATCATCTTCCTGATGGTCAGTGGGTACCATCGATTACTTCTGTGACTTCTTTTTACAATCGTGAGATTTTTGTTAAGTGGAGAAAACGTATAGGACTCGAAGAAGCAAATCGGATTACAAAAAGAGCAACCGCACGGGGAACTGATTTTCACCAGGTCTGTCAGGACTATTTGGAAAATAAGGAACTGAACTGGGACGATTATCAACCTCTCTCAAAGTTTATGTTCTATCATGCCAAACCAGAACTTGATAAGATAAATAATATTCATGCGATTGAAAGAACTCTTTACTCTGAATATCTTGGACTTGCCGGAAGAGTCGATTGTATTGGAGAATATGATGGAGAACTTGCCGTTATAGACTTTAAGACTTCTGAAAAGATTAAACCGGAAGAATGGCTTGAAAACTATTTTGTTCAGGAAATGTTTTATGCTTCCGCATACTTTGAACTTACTGAAATTGCCCCTGTTAAGTTAATTACCATTATGGTCACTCCTGGTGGAGAAGTGAAGGTATTTGACAAAAGAAACAAAGGGGATTATATTAAGTTATTAGTTCGTTACATCAAAGAATTTGTACATCACAATACTGGGGCAAAGAATGGAGAATGAATTAGAAAAGGTACTCGAAAGTAAATTCTATTGTCCAAATAAGTTCGCACAAGAGATTGAAGATCTTGTTCTGACTCACGGAGATATGAATTATATTGATGCAATTGTATACTTTTGTGAAAAAAATAGTCTCGATGTTGAGTCGATACCTAAACTCATATCAAAACCACTGAAAGAGAAGATTAAGTATGAGGCAACGGAACTTAATTTTCTCAAAAAGACATCTCGTGCCAAATTAGTATTTTAATTCCATTTTGGGGGGTAAAAATTTCCCGGCAAAAAATTGCCCCTATTACTTTTTTTGAAAATGACTCCCTTTGACTGCTATAAAACCTATCTGGCACTCAAAAATCATTTTACAAAAGATTCTTATGATTATTACAAATATTGTAAAAAGACCAGAGCATCACTAGAGTCCTTTTATAAGAGACGTGATCGTTTTTGGTTTGAAAAGATATCCAGGCAAAGAACAGATAAAGAAATTGAAGATTTTTTTATCTCAAATTTTGTTTCTTGTAATGACTCTGAATCCTTATGGATCGGTGAGATTATAAAAACCGGAGATCAGAATTATAATGAATGGCAAAGAAAAATTCAGTCACTTTCATACCTTTTCAAAGAAGAATGTGAGAGTTTATTTGCCGAGTATAATTTTAAGAAAGTATTTGAGTGCTCCAAGGGGCATCCACCTCTTCTCAAAAAGTTCCTGAGTGGGAAATTAAGTCTTGAAACTATGGTAATTTGTGATAAAATATTCCTGTACGGGAATGACTTTGATAAGAAACTTAAAGATCCTGTGTGGGAAACTGTGAGTCGGAGAATCAAAAAATACTCTCCATTCCTACA